TCACGCCCTAACCCCCTCTAAAAACTCCCTACTCAACCGAATAACCTGGTGACACCGCTCAACATCAAACAGCCCTATATGGCACTCTTCGCGGCTTAGCCCCATCTTTGCCGCTAGCCACTGATAGGCCATAAGCCGCGAGGCGTGGCCCTTCTGCCAAATCTTGTCAAAGTACACATGCGCCAAGCTCTTAGCCTTCCTCAGCTCCCTATTTGCAAGCCTTCCGAGTGGCACGGTGCCGTCATTGCCATACTTTAGGTTGCGTGCATGACAACCAACATAGGCGTCACATGGCACACACTGCCAAAAGTATTTAGCGCTTAACGCTGGCTTGTGTGGGTAGATAACATTACCTGTTACTAGTCTTGCTTCTCTGCTGCAATATGGGCATTTAATCATTAGTTTTTACTCCAATATTCAAAAGGATTGTCCGCCGTAATAAATTCCTCTAATTCTTTTCCTACGAAAAAACAGAATAATTTTTCTTTAATTTTTGTCTCGCAAATCTTTAAGGCTGTATCTAGCGTGAAGTGTCCAGCACCATCAATACACCATGTAACTCCTGTGTTGTACTTGTTTACGAACTTTCTGTTCTGATCAACAATCATGACTAACCGACTACCTACCCGATCTAACCACAACTGTTTATTTCTATTTATTCGCTCAACTGAAATAGTATTTTCTAGTTCCATAGCTAATATTCTGCCGGTTCTCTCGCTAATTTGTGATAAATTAATTCGAGGAAAAATAATATTTTTGATTTTATTGAATGTTTTGCTTGGTATTTCTTGATTATTTTCTGTAGTTTTATGTCTGCTTCTTGCCTTCGCCGTCGGTACTCTCGTTCGCTATCCATACCCCTCCAGCACTTTACACATCAATACCTTTGTAACCTGGTAGGGGGTGAAGCCTGCTAGATCGATCATCAAAAACACATAAACGATTGGCCCTATAACCCCAAAAATAATAATTAATTTACTGATAAATAATTGTTGTAAATAAACATCCTGTGTCATTTGAAAACCTACTTAGTTATTTTTTAATTCTTTCTTTTTAATTCCGTATGCTTGCCTGGCTTGTTCTTTTAAATCGTCTGGCAAATTAGCTGCCGCATTCACTATCTCGTCTAACTCGCTTAGCTCAACACTCGAATTAATCGCCGTTAAGATGTTTTGTAGGTCCGTTTCAGCCTGGTTAGCCTCTGGCTCTGGCGCTATCTTTGCCAATAACTGACTGGTTCTGTCTTGCTGCTTTGCTGGCTTAGCCGGGGTTACATCCTTCTCAACAGCGTCTATCTGCTCTTCACGAACAGCGATACCCCTTAGCAAATCTGGAAAAGCATCTCTAACCGCCCATGATCGAGCACGCATAGCAGCCATACGTTGCGGGTACTGGCTCCAAGGCCCTTGCTTGCCTAATAACCCAGCTCGCTTGGCATCCTCAAAGCTAAACGTTCTGATAACTTCCTCATCATCGCCGCGACGCTTGGCAATACAAGTTGCTGTTTTGGTTTGATCATCCCAGCGCTCACGCACGTACTCACACAGCGGGGAACCCTTGCAGACTGCTAATACGGCATCACCCCAGAGTGACGGACGGTTATTTATCACGGCAATATTTTGTAAGGCTTGTGTCGGAGGTAGCCCAAGCTCTGCCCCCATTTGGACAGCGACAAGTACATTGCCGGGGTTGTTTCTAAAATCCTTCGGCACCATTCCACTATTTGCTATCAACTCGGCAAAGTGCATCGCCTCTTGTAGGTTCTGGGGTGCCAGCGAAAATAAATCCTGTCTAGCTTGTGGCTTGATTTGGGCAACGTTTGTTGTATTTGCTGTTATTTGGTTCATAATTAAATAGTTCTTAGTCAGAATGGCTTGATGTGCTCTCTTATTTACAGAGGTAGAGAGCGTTGTTTAGTCGTGTAGACATATCCCCGAACCCCGCGCTTTTTGTATCGCTGCAATAACCCTTTATCGTGCGCCTGGATTAAGGTTTCTCTAACGTTTTTGATACTCTGTCGGCAGTGGCCGGATAAAAGTTCTTTGGTATATTCCTGGCCGTATTTCATTGACTTAATGATTTGAATATTTTGGTAATCCATAACTGCTATACTCCTAGTGCTGTATCTAACATAGCTGCACATCGCCTTGCTCCCGTTATGCCGTCGGGAGCGCCTAAGCTCTAAACACCCGGCTTTCAACGTCTTTGGTATATTGCGCGGCTAATAACGGTTCATTCTCTTTAAATGCCGTCGTATCGATTCGCTTAGCGGTTTGATACTTCCAGCTACAAAGCTTTTTTCCAGTGCTATCCGTTAATACTGAATTGCTGCCCATGTAGTTTTTAATTTCGAAGCTATTACTATTAAGCTCTTGCTGTAGTGATTTCATTTGCTGCTTTACTTCCTTGTTTCGCTCTACCAGCTCTAACACTTCGTTATTTGCTTCAATCACTTCGCCGTTATCTTGAGCGTGCAACATGTCTAAATCGCTTGTGTTTTGAGGCTCAGGCGCTACATCCGCAATCACGTTGTTAAACCAGAAATCTTTTAGGCGCTGGCATACGGCACTAGCTAACTGCTCGTTGAATTTAATGGTGTAATCCCGGTACTGATTGCCCCCGATTAATACAGCCAGGTCAGCTACTTTCCAGCCAGTGACAATCATGTAGTGCAAGCACTGTAGTAGGTATGTGTCGGGTACTTCATCGCACAGAATGACGGCTATTACATTGCCCTGATCATCTATGCTGTAAACGTTGCCCTTACCCCACTGTTTGCCGTATTGAACAACCATCTTGTCAGCCGTTTTTAACTCGAGTACTCGCTTTAGCCCCACTACGCGCCGGTCTAGATTTCCGACTAACCACGGCTGAGCCTTGCAAATCATGGTCTTATTAACTTGTCGTACTTCGCGCAATGTACGGCGCATGTATTCGCGGGCAACAACATCTTCTAGTTCATTGCCAAAATGCACAGCCTCAATATTGCTTAAGTCTTTCGGTTCAACCTTTCCGGTTTTCTCTGCCCATACTTCAAGTGCCGTCTTGTGTGGGTGAACGCCTAGAATGGCGGCAACATCACTGCCGCCAATACCTAATCGTCGATCTGCTAGAAACTTCTCCCGGCCTTGCAGCCCCGCATAAGCGGGAATGCTGGCTTTAACTCGAATAATGTAGTTGTCGTGCTGCTTGAGTTCTTCAGGCTTAACTTTCATTGCCATATTTATTACTCCATGATCTCAGCAACACAAAATGAATATTCGCGAATTAATGCATTAAGCTTTTCAACTGTCTTGGTTTGCTTCAGAGGATTATTAATATTCAGCGCCAGGCTTTTAATGATTTCTCTTAAGCTTTCGTCTTGGTCTACGATCTGGTCTACAACATCATTCATTGACCAGCTTTGCCCGTGCTTATGAAACTCTTCACCGTTCATTAACTCTTTGGCTATCTCGGCGCTGTCTTGGTCAGCTTCGTAAGCTGTACGCTCTAATATGTCTTGCTCAATTTCGTAGTTATTTAAAGCGGCAGAATTCCCACACAACATGTCTATGACTCCTTTGGTTTGGTTAACTTGTTGAAGTGGGTTTAGTTTAGTAAACCAAACCAAATGAAGTCAATAAGTTTTGTTTGTTTTGTTTAAACTTTTTTTCAGGCACAAAAAAGCCTGCGTAGTGCAGGCTTTAGTTTTGTTGCTTAGGGGGTTAGCGCTTCATACACCTAGCTACTTTATCGGCAATACTTTTTAGTGAATTATACGCTAGCATAGGTTTTGCCCCTGACCATGCGCCTAAAGGGGTTGGTCCTGAGTTAGATGCATAGCCAGTTTCTTTCATGGTTGTCTTGATATCGGAGAAACCTATTGCAATATCTTTTCCCGACGCATCAACCACTAACTTGTAGTCTATGATTTTAGCGTTCGGCATACCCATTATTGTAAAAAATGCTTCTGTTCTCCCATCAGCAACAACAACACCGCTATCTTTGTCTGAATATTGGGTTACTTGCCCGCCGCTTAAGGACTTACTTTTGTTGATATGGTAGTAATTGCCAGTGTAACTACCAACAAAGGAATTAGAGCTATCGCTAATTACAACGCTCTTGTTGCTAACATTCATAGCTACACATTTTGCAGCATTAGCCTTGGCTTTCGATTCGTAGGGGTAATTGAAATCTATTTGTTGTATATATTGCTGACCATAGCTGCCTGGTGGTGTTAGCGATATATTATTAGGTAAGTTCGGGGCTGTCTTATTCATTGCACAGGATGCAATAAAAAGACTAACAGTTACAACAACGGCATGTTTCCTCATGCTTTATACTCCAGACTTCCGTAAATGTGTTCCACAAGCCTGAGAGTATACACTTTTTGTCTTATAGTTAAGGACTATAGCTATAAATCAATCTCTATCCGCTTGACCACACCAATAATATTGCAATCATCACTTAACTCAATGGCTTTGTATGCCTGGTTAAGTGGCATTAGATAGGTGTAAAGGCCATCGGTTGCTAGCTTCTTAATAACTACCTCTGCTGCTCCTTTAATTTGAGCAACAATAATATTGTTTTTTACTGGTTCTGCTTCTGGCTCGACTATAGCAATTGATCCTGGTGGAATAGATACTCCCCCCTGAAAGCTTGTCATTGAGTCATCAGAAACCTTTAAAGCAAAAGAGTTTAAGCTTAACTTTTCGCCCGGCTCTCTCCAAAACTCAATACTACTTATTGGTAAATCACCTTTTAACCATAGATGGGCTTCTTCTGGACTTAGAACGGGAATTTTGGACCCTATAAAATCTGAGCTTCCCTCTCCAGTCATAAGCCACTCAGGACTACACTGTAAAACTGAAGCTAATTGCACGATATTTCTATCGGGCTTTGCATTTCCATTTATCCATTGGCTAACAGATCCCTTAGATACGCCCATCTCTTTAACTAGGTCCGTTTGCTTCATGCTTAAGTCGTGAAGCCTTTTCTTTATTCGGTCAGAGATTGACATAAACAAACATTACCTTTAGAGTTTGGATAACTAAACTTTTCATTCGAATAAGGAGTTTTTAATGACCGTTGAACAGGCTGTTAGTTATTTTGGCTCAAAAACCAAGCTTGCAAATTTTTTGGGCCTCAACAAATCAAGCATAACCCACTGGGGCAACACCGTGCCTAGCTCAAGAGCTTATCAACTCCAAGTGCTCACAAATGGCGAACTAAAAGTGGTGGAAACTCAGCCAAAAAAATTAGCACCAAAGGACTGATAAATAATGAACAAAAGCTCACAGGGTAGATTCAGCCTTATTCAAAAGTACATCAATCGTTGGCTTAGTTTACCTAACTCAACTCGCGCGATTCTAACAGATAAAGTAGTAACCGCATTCTTTAACTTAAATCTTGACCAGATTCTAACCTATGAAGCTATCAAGTTTAAGACCACTAACGGCGAAGACTGCATAAATTCAATGAGGGTTAATAGTCAAAAGCTGTTTAGGTGGCTTGGGTATTACGAAGAACAGCCACCCTCAATCGAGAAACTACTACACCTTGAGCCTGCGATAGTTGCGGCTATGCCCAATGATTTAAAAATTGCCTATCTCAATGAAGTGTACGCCGGTAGTGGTGTGTATATCGGTGTTAAGCAAGGAAATGAACCAACGTCAGGGGGTGGGGGTAGCATCAATCAAGTAGCGGCATCGATGACTAAGGAAAATGCAGAGGCTCAGATTGCCGTGTTTCAGCTTGGCACAAATCCAACCATCGAGCAGATCAAGAACACGTATCGAGAGTTAGCCGAGTCGGTAGGTACGACGCTGGGCGCGATTGAGTATTTAGAAAATAAGTTTTCTGGGGTTTTTGGTAAGGATCGTCGTCAATGGGCAAAGGCGGTATGAAGTGGCGGCTAATAGGGGTATTGCTGTAAAGCTTCTTGTTCTGGCAGGACGTAAGCGGCTCAGCAACCCCCCTATCAGCCATTATCGAGAATGCAAAAAAACGATCAATTTTTCAACAGTGTTTACGTTATATGAATATGCTGTTTTGCTTGTTAATTAATCTATGTAGATGGTGGGCTAATAGGACTGCCAGCAAGACGATTAACGTCTGTGAGGATGAAAAAGGCTTGATGGCAATCCCATCAACGGAACTAGCCGAGTATGCGCTGGGCTGTTCAAAATAACAACAAGTTTATTGCAGCGTTTAGATGAGAGGTCCGCCAGGCCAGTAAACAAGCAGGCATCAGGGTAGGCAAGTTTACTCGCTTAATGACCTAGATCGGCGGTAACTGCAAGGCATCAAAGTAAAAGAGTTTTTAGTATGTACCAGCAACAAGACGCAAATATAGTAACTTTTCCGACTGCTCAGCCAGAAGGTAAAAAAGGGTTTGTAATGATAACCAACGAGCTGTTAGAGGCTTCCTGTAAAGTAAAATTAAGCAGCAGACAACACAATATACTTAACGCTGTTATTCGCAAAACCATAGGCTTTAATCGTGATTTTGATTGGTTAGCCCCTCAGCAGATAGCCGAGCTAATTGATTATGATGGTGATATTTCACACATATACGCTGACTTGCGTGTATTGAAAGCTAGAAAAATTCTTGTAGCTGATGGCAAATCTATTGGCGTTAATTTAAACACTTCTGAATGGGAGCTTAAAAAACCAGTAGCTAAAACTAGCAGAAAAGCACCACAAAATAAGCAAAAAACTGCTAGTAATTTGGGTAATTCATTAGCGGAAAACAGCCAACATACTAGCGAAAAACCGCTAAAAAAAGTAGCGGAAAACTGCCACCTACAAAATACAATAATACATACAACAAACAATATTACCCCCTGTAGTCCCCCTGCTGGGGAAGCCAGCCCAAAAACTAAGCGGATAAAATCTAACCACTCAATTTTCAGCAAAAAACCACCGGCACCAACGACCAGAAAAAATCCAGATCAACCCATGACCATGGACTGGCAACCCGATTGGACAATCCTAGCCGCCAATCTCCGAATGCTAGGGATACCGCTTGAGTTTGCTCACGAGGTTTTGCCAGAGTTCAGAACTTACTGGATCGAGGAAGGCGTAACCAGGCGCTGGCAGTCTAGTTTCTTGTCTCGCGTTCAGTCGCAGTGGGTACGACGCCAGACGCATCAAGGAGTTTTCAGCTCTCAGAAACAAACTGAGTCAAACCGGGTAACCAACGACAACTGGCATGAAAATGTTTTTGATGAGTTCGGCGAGCTAAGTGCAGGATGCCATTAAAACGGCCTTAAATCGCTTCTAAAGAGATTTTGAGGCTCAACCGCTACGATTATGCATTTAACACGAAACTTGCCTTATATCGAATTTCAGGGCGATCTAGGCGGATAACAAAAAATATACAATCAGGAGAAAGTCGAGAGATGAAACAGGGTAATCAAGTCGTTTCTCAAATGCGTTTTAGGCCCACAAATCAAAACGATCAAGAACACGCTAGACCACTAAATTCAGCAGGTGTAGGAAAGCAAACCAAAGATTTTATTACACGAGTTTTTGACTTCATCAAAGGCGCCAAACCTGCTTGGAAATATTCTTTTCCTGATGAGCACTCAGAAGCTTTCGCCAAGGTGGAGTGGACCAAGGGATTTGCTGAGAACAACATAACCCAAATTGAGCAGCTTAAAGCCGGTTTACGCAAGGTACGTAAAGACCCTTCGCCGTACTTTCCTAGTTGCGGCCAGTTTATAGGGTGGTGTAAGCCAGACCCTGAAGATTTTGGGCTACCTATGAGCCATACGGCCTACTACGAAGCTTGCAAGAATGCACAAGTACCAAGTAGAGCACAATGGACACATAACGCCGTATTTGCAGCAGGGCAAGCTACCGGGTGGTATGAGCTGAGAAGACGACCAGAGCAGGAGATTTACCCGGTATTTAAGCGTAATTATGAGGTGGCTTGTAGAAAGGTGGTGAGCGGTGAAGAGCTGGTAATACATAAGGCGCTGCCGGGTAGGCGTAAGACAGTTGCAGAGAAGCACGAAGAATATAAAGCCAAAGAGCAGGCTAAGCAGATTAAAGAAGCAGGGTTAAGTGGATTAAACAAGCAAGATGCTATTAGCCGTATGCGGGCTATGGTTAGGGGTGTGGGTTGAACAAGCACTTGGTTTACAGAAGATGATGCCTGCTAGACCACACAGGTCAATACAGGAGGTGTTATTCGACTGGAGAATAAGTTTAAGTGAGGGCGTTGAATGATCCCGCTTTTGGAGCTATTGATATTCAGAAACTGCTATGATCAGAAGATTCTAAATGAGCATAAGATCTTCTGACTCAACATTCAGCTCTTACTTTACATAGCATGATATTTCATTAGAATTTTTGATAATTTTCCATTATTTTTTATTGTATTTATTGCAGTTAATAAACGCTTTGTTTTTTGATGGTTTTTTTGTGAAAGAACGCAACTAAGCGGAAATACCATATCTCGAAGTGAAGCCAGGTGAATTTTACTGGAGATATTTTTGTTTTTACGTAAATAATTATAAGAAATAGTGTTGTCAATAATGGTATCTACTCGACCTTCTTTGAGCATTTTATATAGAGCCTCTGTGCTACGTGTATCAACTCTCCTAGCCAGACCACCTTTAAACAAAGTCATGGTATTTTCACTGTGAATGTACCCAAGTTGAGTGGCAATATGCTTTCCTTTTAATTGCTCATGGCTGGTTATGTCAGGCATATCATCTCGAATAATATAATACTCCTCTTGGTCAGTGAGCTTGGCGCTCCATACGAAGCGTTTAGGTGATTCAATCCAGGCAGGATTGTAAAGGCACAGCATTTGGATTCTACCTGTTTCTAAGAAGTACCCAAGACGGCTTTCTGGAAGGCGAGCAAAATGCGGCTCTAGCCCTGCTTCATGGGCGATTAATGTTCCCACTTCATACTCAAGCCCGCCAGAGAGTTTATTGTCCTTCATTTCGTGAAAAGGCGAACCGTGTAAGATGTAACCAATTTTGGCTTTTTCTGCGGCGGTACTGAATAGACTGATCGGCACTAGGATGGCAAGATTAATAATCCATGACACTTTATGAAGGGTAGAATTTAAAATACATTGCATGAATTACTGGTCTTAAGCCCCAAATATATAGTTAAGGATACGCTAGGCTAGTAGATTTATACGTGAATTTTTTTTAACTTTTTTAGGGGCTTTTGCCTACCACTGAAGGCATCGTTAACACAACGAACTTGTCATTTTTTGGGGTTCTTCCACTAGCCCCCTAAAGAAGCCATCTGATACTCGGTGCTCCAGGTAGAACTTCTTGTATCTTGCCGCCAGCTAGCGGGAATCTTAGCGACCTGCGAAAAGTATATGAGTGATAAAGCAGGTCGCTAGCGGCTTAAAGCTTAATTGCCTTTGCACTGTTAATTTTATACCACCTTAATGTGGCTATAGTTTTCCGGACACACAAACATGGGTAATATTAGGCCCAACTAGAGGTGTGTCCAAATGTCTGAAAAGAAGTCTAAAAACTATACAGCTGAGTTTAAAGAGTCAGCTGTCAAGCTAGCAGTTGAATCAGATCAGCCAGTTGTTCAAACAGCCAGAGAATTAGAAGTCAACGTTAATACCCTATATACCTGGATTGATAAATATCATCACTCTAAGCAGGGTAACAAAACCGCTAAAAACGAAGAACATTTATATGATGAGTTAAAAAGGCTGCGTAAAGAGAATGCACGACTGAAAGAAGAGCGAGCTATATTAAAAAAGGCGGCCGCCTTCTTTGCCAAAGAGCATCACTAA